AAGTGCCAGAACTCACGGTCAGTGATAAGCATATCACGGAAACCTCTTTCCTCTAGCTCATCCATCTTAAATCTTTCTACATCTACCTTATGTTGGTGTGTAGCCCATTCTTCTACCATAGATCTATAGCTTTTCTTAAAGAAAGATTCTATCTCTGGTAATGATTTAAGATTATCTGGTGCAAGTTGTTGTTGTGCTTCTTCTGATGATGGATCTAATCCTTGTTCTAGTAATGCTGAAAGTATTTTAGATTGAGCTTCTGCCATAAGAGTTTCCTCTACCATAGCTCTTTTTTGCTCCATCATCTCATTATATGAGAAGTCATCTACAGCTCTATATGTAATCTTAGTAGTTCTTTTTGCAAACTCAGCTACTAGAACATTGACTACATTAGGTATGATAGGGTAGAACTTTAACTCTAATGCTGTAGCATCTTCTTTAGTAAGTGTATCTATGATATCTCTGTACTCATTATCTTCTGATACTATGTAGTCAGTTTTATCTATAATACCTTTAGCAAGCTTATAGTTCTTCATAAGTCTGCGGGCATTTCTCCGGATTTGTTTAAGTCCCTGCCACTCTAACCAGTCTAAATTCCATGCAGCCCAACCCTCATCCTTCTCAGCTTTAGGTATAAATTGTAAAGGTTGAGTAACACTACCCAATCTATTTTGTTCTACTTTCTTGCCATTCTTGGCTTGCAATGCGTTTATAACCTGCATAGTTATTATTTTAGGTTCTTAAAGGGAGATCTTTTAATCCCTTGACTATTAGTACTAGTAGAATGTCCCATATGTCTAAACATGCTACTATTTAATTTATATAAATTTTTTGACTTATCCAAGCTTTTACTTGCATCATCCATGATAACTCTCTTAGAATAGCCTCTATTAGACTGTTGTATCTTCATAAATGCAACTAGAGCACAGAATGCTACCATTCTATCCACGTTAAGTCCGTCTACATATGCTTGCATTTCTTTGAGTAACATGATGTCCGGGATTCTTTCTATGCCGTATTTAGTTTTAACTATAGTACCGTCTTCTTTAGTCTCAACATCTAGCTCTTCTTTTGTATACTCAATAGCATAACTTAGTAAGTGCTGTTTAAATAATACACCCGTGTTTCTCCAACCATAATCCTGAAATACATTCTTGTTAGCAGCTAGGTCTTTTAAGAACATGATCTGGTCTTTGGGTACTAAGTATCTTTGCTTTCTCTTAGAGATCATGTACTGTATAAACAGTGACACGTTGTTCTCTACTACAGTCCATGCATTGTACCATTCTATGATAAGTTCTAGTCTTTCATGTGTGTACTTGATATCATCAAATCTACCACACCATGCTGCTACAATCTTATCTGGTTCTATATATGTCTCTGTTTCACCTAGTGTAACCTTAGTTACTTCAACCGGAGCTTTCATCACATATATAGAACATAATGATTCTGAGGTAGTTGTCTTACCTTCTGCTACAGGGTCAATAGATGCATAGTACTGTCCAAACACTGGATCCTTTATAGGCCTTTCATATACTACAAGTACACCGGTTTTATCTTCAGTCTTTTTACTTATAGGGAATTCTTTGATAGGCTGCTTATTACTTTCTTTTACTCTCACTACTCCATCAGCAGTATCCCGGTAGATGTCTAGATACTCATAAGAGTATTCTTTATCTTCAATTCTTTTTATCTGGTTATTCACAAGATGTGATGGGAACTTAGATACCTTTCTGTGTTTAAATGCTTCTGCTATATTCCTAGGATGCTGAGATACTTCAAGCTGATAGTCTTCTGGGTCCATGGTTTTCTTACACTGTTCAAAGTATTCATCTAATGCTTTAAGAGATTCTTCTACTAGTGAATTACCATAGTCATCTATGTATGGAGGCATAGACCATTGCTCAGGTATAAACAGTCCGGATCTACCCCATGCTTTATGCTCATCTAGTAGTGCAGACTCTACTGCATAGATATCATTAGCATCTGGATCCAGAATCATTTTCTTTAATGGATCACACTGATCCAAGTCCCCTACTGATCCTGCTGCAATAAACATTCCTGTAGTAATCATACCGGACTTAAGGGCCGGCTTGATGTATCCATAGGTTACATTCATCTTTGGAGCAATCCCTGCCTCCTCATGAAAGAAGTATTTTACTGGACCCCCTACACCATTTGTAGCACTCTTTTCAAAAGACATTCCTTGCATGGTACCTTTGAGACCTACTTCATTTTTTCTATCACCTTTGCGGACTTCAATCTTCTGTTGCCACATCATGACTTTGTTAGGGTTCATGGGTCTATACCAGGCTGTATGTTCATTTAAGAATGCGGCATACTCTTCTAGGAATTTCCAAGATCCTTTCTCATTAATGTAGTCTTTTAGATTTGCACCCATCTTTAAGGTCACACCGGCTTCAAACCATAATTGGTTTATGAGTTTACCTACATGGAAATAAGATGAGGCTATCTGACGTTTCTTGAGAATAGCACAGTGCTTATAGTTTAACTCTGCTAGTAGTTCATAGAGAGCCATGTGATACTGAGCATCCCGGATTTTAGCAAAGTCAAACTTCTGTTGCTCCTTGTCAAAGATAGGCAAGAAGTTTAACCACATATAGTAGTCTCTAGATATATACCAATTTTTGGTACCTGACTTAACTAAAATACCATTCCGGCATTTGTTCTTCTGGTCATCCCAGTACTTGATATAATCCTTAGTTCTTACAGGTGAGTCACAGTAGTAACCGTTCTTGTTAAAATTTCTAGCCTGCTCATTAAATATTCTGGATGTCTCATCAAATTCATACTGACCTGGTTCTTTAAAAATTGATAGTATAAATTCCTTGAAATCATCACGGGATGCAAATTGAGTCTCACTCCATTCACCATCCTCATATGTTGGTATGTTATATTCAATACTCATTTAATAGTCTTAGTACTTCATTCAGTGCCTCATGTCTATGATTATCTTTTAGCACTGCTTTAAATACATGTTTAGATTTTTCTAATTTAGCTAGATCATGAATAGCTGACTCATTCTTAAATCTTAAATCTATCTGGTGTGTGTCTCCGGTAAAGATCATTATACCATTCTTACCAAGTCTACCTAAGCACATTTGTAACTGTGCTTTATCTAAGTTCTGAAACTCATCAATTATACATACACAGTCTTCAAAAGTTCTTCCTCTAAAGTGTGTAAGTGATACTAGCTCTAATGCTTCTGATTGTTCTAGTTTTGTTATTATCTCAGGTTTATCATATACCTTTTTGATATTAGCCTTGATAGGCACAAGCCACGGCTCCATCTTTTCCTTTTCAGTACCAGGAAGAAAGCCATTATCTTCTGTAGAGACTGTTGGTCTTGTGATAACTATCTTGTTTACTCTTCTCTTAAACAGCATATCTAATGCTATCTGTACTGCTAAAAGAGTCTTTCCTGAACCTGCTTGTCCTATGATAAAGTTATAAGGTGTTTCAATTATCCTTTCTTTTGCATACTTCTGTTCCTCAGATAGAATAACAGAATACTTAATCTCCCCTTTTGGTGGAGCTTTTTCAATGTTGGGTTTTTTACTTGCCATAATATGTATTATTGATCATAAGCTAATCCTTGTCCACCGCGCACTTTGCTGTCCTGTTCTTCCTGAAGGTCTTTGTATACACCTTTAAAAGATTGCCGGATACCATCAAAGTCTTTTGCAAGGGCTCTAATTTGAGCTATATTTCCATCTTTACCATCTGTGATAGATGCATAAGTTAGATATGTTGCTATTCTATCCAAGGCTATTTTCATACCTTGATATGCTCTAGATGTAGGTGTTTCATACATTTTTCTACAGAAGTCTAGACCTACTCTAATAAGAGGCTCTTCTGTACTGAACTCTGCACCTATTTCATCTATGATAATATCTTCCTTGTCTATTTCATTCATGTGAAAGAACGGATTCATGTCCGGGTTTGGGCATGTCATGTAAAACAAGTACAGGTATATGGTCAAATAATCATCCGGATAGTTATCCATTATATCCTTTAAGGTCTTTAATGTATAGCAATGCTCAGATGGAATTACCTTGTTGTTTTGTATATCAAACAGTTTTATTGTCATCTCTAAATTTTTTATGCATATAGTTAAACTCACCATAAGTGATATCTATACAATATGCGTTACCAAACTCTGTATATACTACAGTATAGTCTTCTAAGTATCCTTCATCATTTATAGATTGTCTGTAAGATACTACAGAATTCATTTCAAAAGTAAAAGGTACCTCAATAAGATTCTCCTTACCAGTCATTTCTTTTATCTTTTGATTTTCCATTATGAGTGTGCACTCAACCCACTCACTTGCTCTTGAGGTTATGTCTGTTGTCATGTATCCAGTTTATTATGTTAATTACTTCTGCTTTTAAATAAGGCACCTCAATTGGTATAACTTCTTTTACTATAGGATCACCTTCTAGACTATATTTTGTAATAGGATTATCATACTCATCTCTACCCTCTTCTTCAAATACTATATGGTGTAAAAACATTCTACCCGGTTTTAATTTAGGGTTATGCTTTATTATAATATACATATAAATGCTGAGCTGTAGAGCATAGTGGTAGAAATTACAGTCATCTAGGTGTGCTACAGGAGCTAGCATTTTCTTAGAAATACCTTCCCAGTTTACATAAGATTCCTTATCTATTTTCTTATTAGTCTTGTAGTCAGTTATATTAACTGTGCTATTTACTACTTCTACCAAGTCAGACTGTCCGCAGATACCTGCAGACTTTAAATATACCATGTGCTCAGGATAGATACCATCAGTAAGCTTTTGCTCCGGTGCATATTTAATACCTTCTTTCTCTATAGGTTTGTATATTGGTAATGGTAACCCTTCCCTTTCTATAGAGGCTAGAGAACATAAGTCATTTTCCCGTTGATTATGGTAAAATGTACCCAATGTCATAGCTCTCTCTGACTCAGTCTTCCACAACTGTTGAATTTTATCCGGAGCTATTCCATACCATTTAGACTTTTTATTCTTAGAAGACTTCTCTGCAATCTCTTTTGCATTAAAAGGTTCTTTGAACTGTCCAACTAGTGTAGTTACACTAATCCATTTGATATCTTCAGCATCAACACTTTTGTAGCTATGATCACTGGCTGTGAATATTATTGACATAATGATTCTTCTATTATGGTTTTAGCTAATTCAACTGATGCAGGATCATTTGATTCAAGCATCTTCCTGATATTATCACACTCTTCTTTAGTAAACTTTTGCATAGCAGCTAGAATAGCAATGTTACTCATATCTAGTTGACGTTCTAATCTAGTAACTCTATCCTTAAGATATTGTATTTCAACCTCATATAACATGCTGGTACTATTAGAACCTGTACTTGTTGTATAAGGTCCTGTACTTGTACTAGTAATAGATGATAAACTCTTAGTTGGATCTGCTATAATTATTCCTGGTGTGTTTATATACATGACTTAATCTTTTAAGTTATCTAATATATCTTCATCTTCTTCAGATATTAATGCATTCCACTTCATGTCTGGGCATGCACTAGATAAGGCTCTAGTCTTTAAAGCTAGTGAACATCCGCATAAATTACAGCAAGGAGCAGTTCCAGGTACCAGACAGTGCTTACCCTCATCATCTTTGTGAGTACATCCTTTGCATACTTCTAGTCTATGTTTAGCTACTTCTTCAACAAACTTATCACGGATTACAGAGTTCTTAACTCCTTCCATTATCTGCTTCCGGTTCTTCCAAATTTCCTTTAGTGCTTTCATTTTTAGCTTTTTTAAAATTATCCTTTACTTGCTTTTCTTCCTCTATTACCTGAGCTATTCTATTTAGTTCCTCTAATCTAGTTTCTAATCTTATCTTGTGATGATAACTAGCTATTGAGTATCCATCTAAACTTGCTACTTGTCTTGTGTACTTATCTATTAGTTTAGTTACTGCTTTTGATTTTACTACAAATTGTCCTAGACCATCTATATGTATTCTAGTATGTGCAAGGGCTGACATATCTTGTCTCACCTTTCTATAATAGAATGTTATAAGATCTTCTATTAGCTGTTCATCTAAATTCTCATCTTCAGCTAACTGCTTATACAGGGTCTTAGGTTTCTTTGGAATCATTTGCCTAATAACTTATAGTCTAATAATACATCTCCTTCTGATTGTATCTTAAGATCTGGGTTTATAAGTATCTGCTTCTTGTTATCCGGGTTCTTTATAACTAAGCCATTCTTCTCAGCTTTATTCAAAGCATTCCGGACACTCTGCGGTGATTTAAAAATCCAGTCTTCATCAGTAGAAACATCATAGCAAAAATGAGTTAACTCAATAGGGCTATTAAGACTAAGCATTGTAAGACAGTTAAGATCAGCATCACTCACTGAGATCTTATTCAGAAAACAGTGAGTGAGGATCTGGTATTTTACAATATCCCACTTAGTCAATATAGCACGCTTTTGTACTTGGTTAACTAATGCCATTATTAATTCTTCTTAAGTGATCTTTTAGATTCTTTAGCAGGTTCTTTTTCTGCTGAATATCTTTCTTCTGATTCTTGTTCTTCCGGATGTTGCATCTGGTACATAGCTGATGCATGCTGCATATCATATTGAAATCTTTTGAACTTGTATTCAGATATCTCTGCAAGAAGCTTTTCATACTTGTGTTGAGCTTCTAAGAAAGGTACAGCTTCTTCAAAGAACTCTTTCATTTCTAGCTTTCTAGCTGCTAATTGTTCTGGAGTCATTTCCTCCATCTCTTGTTGGTTTTCCATTTTTATACTTTTTAAGTTTAAGCAAATATACAAAAAAGTTTAAACTATATATATTTAAAATAAAAAATCCAGATACTCTATGTACCTGGACTTTCATTACTTAGTATTATTATTTCTTTCTCTTAACTGTTTTTACACTCCCACCTTTCTTTTCTTGCTTTAACTTATCTTTATTTTTTAAAGCAGCTATTCCAGCAGCTGTAGCTACACCAATTCCCGCTGCAACTTTTGCAACTTTACCAGCAATAACTTTACCGCTACCTGAAGCAAGTCTACGTTTAGTCTTACCACACTTCTTTCCCGGAGGACAAATTTCTTCTGCCATGATTATCTATTTTTAATTGTAAAGTTCATTACTGATAGCATATAGAATTTTCTTGATATATCAGCTTCTAGTGTAAATATATCTACTGCACCTAGTCTAATGCGGATACTAAACTTATCCCACATTTTGTTCTTAGACTTCCAAGAGTTTCTTACTTTCATATTAATAAGGTTTATATTTTGTTGTTCCTCCAGCTTTATATGCTTTAAGGATTTGCTTACGTTGTTTACCTTTAGACTCATAGGATACATGAACCCAGTCAGGATTTTTATCTGTACCAAATTCCCAAATTAATTGGTCAAATTCTAA